CCACCGGAATAGGTGGACAGGTGTGACCTTACTTGGCGGGTGCCAAGTAACCCACGTACGTTTATACTTGCTATAAAGCGTAGGTACCTTAGAGGTGACAATTATAGTATTTCTCCTTCCCGTTAAACTTCTTGAATAAGTATCAATTAGTTGCTGGGACTGATCATACATCGGTGAAGCCAACCTATTCCTAGCGCGAAAGTGCCAGAGATAGTAAGCTTGACTTTTGTATTGTGAGGATGTTCTATCTTTTGAGATATAACATTTCACTCGATCAATGGAATACTTAGTGATAATTGCTTTGCTTTTCCTAGCATTATAGATGTCTATCCAGACACCTATCATGCTATTCTCACTAAAGGGAACTAGAGGGAGCTTCTCATTCGATACTATATCGAGGAGTAAGTTCTCCAGTTCACCATTAGGAGAACATAGGGACGCTAGGCCATTTACGAGGTGACAGAGTTCTGGTTTCCCAAAACTCTTAAACCTGATGTAAAATGGCGTAACGTCGACGCCCAAGTATGCGTCCAGTCCGCAGGATTCCCTAAAGGGACCCTGCCAAAAGGACTTACTTATATTGACGTCGAACCCAAAGTAAGCAATCGCAGCTCGGAACGCCGAAACTCTTTCAGTTTGTAAGATGACATCGTCACCGTACACTGAAACAGTATCTCCGCGCTCTGAGACAGCTTTCGCTATCGCCCAAAAAATCAGCGTCTCAAGAGCAAATGTGCAGCCGTTCCCCATAGAGGAGAACTTCTCGTACACGTACTCTTGTTGGAAACCAACCCCTTTATGGGATCTCACTGCTAGTAAGTATTGCATCCACGGATGTGGAAGCAATGCATGCACAACATTGAGAGAAATGGTATCCGAGGCTTGTTTTAGATCTATAGTGGCTAATGAGCCATCTATAGAACCTAATCGAGCCAGATCCTGATTTATTGTCTGGTCTGACAAGTCGACACCGCGGGTGCGGAGTCGACTTTTGACATATGTGTCGAATGCTAACTGAAAGGGAATGTTCCCTTCCGGTTCACAAGCGATTGTTCTGTCTGTCTTCCAGCTCTTAGGTACAGTTTCGATCCTATTAGCGTTACAATCTTTAAATGAGACATTAGTAAAACCAAAATGGTTAGCTAACGTCCTATACAAAGGTTGGCACGCGTCGGATGCCGCAACATCTTTAATCTTCATTTTCATGAAGGGCAAAGAGTTGCGTCGCCCATAGGATGCTGTTGCACCGGAAGTAACAGTAACTAACCTCGGAATTTCCGAGTAGAAGTTACTAATGTCGCCTAACAAATCAGAAATGATTCGTTGGGTTCTACGGGTAATTTGAGTTAAAAACTCGGACTTTCGTCCAGGATATTTAACTTCAAAGTAGTCCAACCTCTTATTAGTTCTCCTACATTTCCGCTCTGCGCCATCAAATGACGCCTGGGCAGAAAGGTAGGTAATAAGGGGGTCGGCAAACGCCGCATTCTTTGAAAAGAATGCTGACACTTGCCGACAGAATCGACAGTTCTCCTCACTTTGGTATGCGTGGGGATATACTTCACTGAGGGTGCTCAGTAAGATGATGTTTCTTGAACGAACCCCACCAAGGGCAAGTTCAATTAAAGCATCATCTACGAAACCCTTCTGGTCTCTGATGTAACTTCGACTAACGTCATACGTTAAATCAATAAGGTTCATAACTTCTCCTATATATGATCACGATAAGAGTTTAAAAGATTAACATCCTTCAAACTGTAAACTTAAAGTGATTAATAATACTAACCATAGACATGTGCATACTGCGAACGTCCCAAGGAGCTTAATAAAAAGCATGGGACACTGACAATATCACTATGACTATCAGAATATCCATTACTTGAGATATTCCTGCGTTAGAACAGTGTTCTCGAACTCATCGCCCGCAATAATATCGCGTACGGTGGCTAGAGCGCTAGCTACATCTGCTGCATCGTGTCCAAGAGGACGCGTGACAGTGATGTTGAAAGCAACACGTTGGGGAAGTACTGCACCGGTTACATCGGCCGTAGCATAAGATACAGTAATGTCATCTTGTACTACAACTTTGTTTCCAGAAGGTACTTTACGCTTTTGTATAACTAATAACGGTTTTAATACCGTATGATTAGTTAAAGTAAAAACGCGTGAATTTCCGTTATCGGAAAATTCTGTGAGGGCTGTAATTTGAGCAGCCATAATTCTCTCCTTTTCTTATGTTAGATTTAGCTCATCGTAAATGACGGGCTACTAATGATAGCAGATCTTGAAATTTATATAAATCAAAATCTACATTCAAATCTAACTGCGGAAGTAGAGACACAGATGCAGGATTCCTTACTATATGGATACCAGACGATTGGAGATCTAACGAATAGCTACCGCTATGCGTTGAATCACCAAATGTATGGTCCGTGGAAATACTGCGGTTGAGGGTAGTGTAAACACTACCAGCCGCCACATGTTTTTCCGAGAATAGTAAGAATGACGTTGATGCCAACCATTGCCCCAACTTAAAGAACCAATCAATAATAAAACTATAAGGCGTTATTTCCCACGCCGAAATAGCTATATTGAAAGAGAACTTAGGAGGGTCAATTTGAGCAACCACAGAACCTCTCACACTGAAGTTATACGTATCGGTGATAGTGGACGAACAAGTCCCCGAAGCAGCGCTATGTATAAACTCTGATGTGATTGTTTCTGAGACTGATGTCCCAGATCTCTGTGAAAAACGCTCACGGTCATCTCCGTACGCCTCAATAGCCTTTGTAATGGCTAATAAGTCGTAATAGAGAACGCGCCAACCATACCTAAAGGACAACCACGATTGGTGGAGGTTCTTTCCAGATGTTATTAAAGTGATCAAGTCACGACCTGCTGTCATTATCATTTGTCTCAATTTCTTGAGTTCAAGTAATGCTGTCAGCGTGTCATGGCGTTGGACACTATAAATAGCGGCAGCTGCCGCCTGGACATACATTGAGGTATCTATAGGAGGAGATCGTGAAATCACGGCTCTCATCCTTAGATTCTCTGGTATGTGGTGAATAGCTCCGAGTTTTGTATACGAATATCCCCATGAGTTCTGATCATCATGATCAGAAACATTAGCGGATTGTGTACAACTCTCTTGGTATTCAGTTTTGGTATAGTGCGTAAAGGGAAGTAGTTCACCACGACGCTTACGCTGATGGAAATTTTTTAGATCTTCACCAGAAAAGCCTCGTAAAGACTCACCACTACTTTTAACATGCTCGGTGTCAGTGTCATCCTTATTAGGATCCGACCACCACCTATGTATGTTACCTGTAATGATTAAGTCTTGTTGGTCTACATCTCCTCTTAACATGATAATATCCTGTAACGAACGACATTCCGCGAATGCCGAGTGTCGGGTCCAAAACGGAAGTCTCTGAGTAATCAGAGGCC